CCTCCGTAGATACACTTGTGAAAGAAGTTTATGCGGGAAAATATGGAAATGGAGATACAAGAAAGGCGGCGCTTGGAAACCGGTACAATGAGGTACAAAACAAGATTAATGGTTCCTCCGGCGGCGGTGCAGTATACTACACAGTCCAGTCTGGGGATACGCTTTCTGGAATCGCTGCTAAATACGGTACTAATTATCAGGCAATCGCAAATCTGAACGGTATTCAGAATCCGAACTTAATTTATCCGGGGCAGAAGCTACGCGTAAAATAAGGAGGGTCTCTGTATGCGACTTTTAGAAAAAAACAAGCAGAATTTAAAGTATGCGTTACAAGTCGGAGAAGTTCCAGTTTATGAGAGAGACGAAGACGGAAACATCATATACATTGAGATCGATGGTCAGAAAGTTCCGGTAGAAACAGGAGAGATGGAAATCGGCTATTCAAAACCAGTAGATTTCCGAGGAAATATCGCAATGTCTGGCGGTGAAGCAGAAGCGAAGTCTTTTGGAGTTGATATCAGTGAGTATGACGCTGTTCTTCTTATGGAGAAAGATAGAATACCTATTGATGAAACGTCTCTAATTTGGCATATGAGCGAAGTTAAATATGCAGACGAACAAAATACCATTGTAGATAAAAAGTCGGCTGATTACACCGTTAAACGTGTTCAGCCGAGTCTTAATTTTACAAGGTATCTTCTGAAAAGGGTTGTGAAGTAGCATGGCAAAGAAAGTATTGAAAGCAAATATCTTTTCAATGTCCAGTATTCAAGAATTGCAGAAGCAGTTGAGGGAATATCAAGATTCTCTCAATAAAAAATGTGAAATATTCACAGAGGAATTAGCGAAACGAGGTGTAGAGATTGCGAAAGCAAGGGTTACTACACTTGACGCAATATTTACAGGTGAACTCTTAAACAGCATACACACAAGGAAAGGTAACGGAGATAAAAACACCGTTATCTTTTTTATTGTGGCTGATTCTAAGCACTCGGCATTTGTTGAATTTGGTACTGGTCAACTTGGACTTGAGGGAAGTTATCCATATCCATTCCCGGAGGGCGTGGAGTGGAATTATAACACCGGAAAGACAATTTTTGAGATTGCGCCCGGAAAATACGGATGGTTCTATCCGAAAGATGGAAAATGGTATTTTACGCAAGGTATGCCGTCAAGACCGTTTATGTATGAAACATCATTGGAACTCATGCAAGAGATTCCGCAGATTGCAAAAAAGGTATTTGGAGGGCGGTAATATGCTAGATATGTTGGAATCACAAGTTATCACTCGGATAAAGACGCAGTTTTCTCAAAAAATGAAAGACCGTTATCCAAATTTAAAATTTACAAACTCTGACAGAGCCGATACTGTTCCGAAATTCCCAACTGTGTATATACACGAAATGCCGGGAATGGAAACAGGAGAGGACTTACAAGGAGATACGATCAATGCTGTTTGGTCTTCTTTTCAGATTGAGGTAACAACAAATACCAAAATGAATGACGCAAAAGAAGTAATGAATGAGGTTGTACGCATTATGAAAACCATGAGATTCCAAGTGATTGCAACACCGGAATTTCAGAACACAGACAGCACATATCGAAGAGTAGCACGTTTTCGGCGAATGATAGCCGATGACGATATTTTATAGAACCGAAAGGTTCTTATTTTTTTACAAAGAATAAGGAGGAAAAACAACATGGCTTCAACAAGTTATAAAACTAGGGTGATTATTTCAGAAGAAGAAGTGACTGATTTGAAAAAAGTTGATTTTGCTGGAACTTACAAACTTCTAGTTGCCGCAAAATCAATCCCAGCACCAGTATCAGCGCCTAACACAGTAGAATCAACAACAACGGAAGATGATGCGCAGACGTTTGAAATGGGTATAAAGACATCAAATTCTAAAGAAATTACAGGAAATCTGGACAAGAAAGACTTGCAAGCGATTAATAAGTTGGGCGGAAAAAAAGTGAAAGTCATGCAACTTTACGGAACTGATGGTATCGGCGGCGTAGCGAAATATGCTTATGTTGGACAGACGATAGCAACGCCTACAGATGTTGGTGGAAATGATGAAATTCTAGAAATGGCGGCAACAATCATTCCAAATACCGTAGCGGCGGAGGTAACAGACGAATATACAGTTACCGACAATAAAGATGGCACATTTGCAGTGTCAAAAGTGTAAATCGCCTTTCTTATAAATCGGCAGAAAGAAAAGGCGACACGTTATTTGATGCCGAAACAGAACTTGAAGAAATGATTTATTAAAAATGAGTGGGGCGGTCTACGGACTGCCCCCTCTGATTAATCGGAGGGTAAGTAAGATGAGAAAATTTAAACTTAATGGAAAAGAATATAACGCAAAAGGATTCAGTTTCAACACAGTCTGCGATTTGGAAGATTGCGGATTTTCAATGGGAGATATGCAGAGAAAACCGATGTCTATGGTTCGTGCATACTTGTCTATTTGCTTAAACACTTCTCTGGAAGTGGCGGGAAAAGAAATGGAAGAACATATCGTTTCCGGTGGTGATTTTGAAGAAATTATGAAAGTAATTACAGATGAAATGAACGATTCCGATTTTTTTCAGAATCTCAACAAGAGAGAGAAAGAGGAAATTGTAGAGAAACCGGAAGAGAAAACAGCGGAATAAATCCGATAATAGAATACAAAACGCAAAGGGAACTATTTGAAAAAGAATGGTTCCCAAAGGCTCATGCAATGGGTGTTTCTTGGAATGAGTTCTGGATGCTTAATCCAAGAATTATCAAATGTATTGCAGACGGATATTCAGAAAAAATGAAACAACAGGATTATTTAAACTGGGTATCAAATCAATATACATTATCTGCGGTTTCGGTTGCGATTGATAGAGTGTTAAACAGTAAGAAATCAAAGGCTGAGTACATAAAAGAGCCTGTTTTATGGAAATTCCTTGAAGAGTCGCAACTGACCGAAGAAGAGCGTGAAAAAAGAGAGATGGAAAAGGAGATTCTTGCTATGGAACAGTGGATCGCGAATGACAGAGCAAGAGGACTTCCGGAAACAAATATTGAATAACTAGGACGATAGTGTGTTACAGCCTATCGTCTTTTTTAATGAAAGGATGTGTGAAATGGGAACAACAGTTGATAGTCTTGAAATACAATTACAAGCACAGGCCGGAAAAGCAAATTCGGCGATTGATACGTTAATATCAAAACTTGGAACATTAAACACATCGCTTACAAAAATTAATGGTAGCGGACTATCTGGCGTGTCGAACGGTGTTGATAAACTAAGTCGTTCTATGCAAGGACTAAAAAATGTAGGTGCAGCGGACTATACAAGACTTGCAAAAGGAATTGAGAAAATATCAAATTTGGATAGTGGACAGATTTCAAAGGCGGCAAACGCGATTGTAGGTTTTGGGAAAGGATTGCAAAGTCTTAACTCAGTGAATGTGTCTAAAACATCTGAGCAAGTTGCAAACTTAGCAAAGGGAATATCGCAACTTGGATATAAAAGCTCTACAAAAGCGATTGAAAACATACCTTTGCTTGCTAAGTCTATGCGACAGTTAATGTCTGAACTATCTAAAGCACCTAAAGTAAGTCAGAACTTGATTGATATGACAAATGCATTGGCAAAATTGGCTCGGACAGGCGCATCTTCCGGTCGTGCGGCGAATGCTCTTAGCGGAAGCCTTAATACTTATACAAAATCTACACATAAGGCAAGTAGAGGAACAAAAGGACTTGCGTCTGCACTTGGAAAGATGTACGCAACGTACTGGCTATTATTCCGATTTGTTGGGAAAATAGGAGATTCCATAACCATTGCATCAGACCTTGTGGAAGTACAGAATGTTGTAGACACTGTATTTGGAGATATGTCAAGTAAAGTGGAAGAGTACGCACAAAATTCCATTAAGCAATTAGGAATGTCTGAATTGTCATTTAAACAATATGCGAGCCGGTTTCAAGCCATGGGTTCTGCAATGGGGATTGACACAAGTTCCATTGAAAACGCAAATTCATTTTTGAATAAAGCAACGAACGGATATGTTGGCTTGTCTAATTCTATGGCAGATGTATCTTTAACATTGACACAATTAACAGCCGATATGGCATCGTTCTACAATGTCAGTCAAAAGGATGTAGCAGAAGATTTATCAGCTATCTTTACAGGAGAGACACGACCGCTGCGTACATACGGACTTGATTTAACACAGGCTACACTTGCAGAGTGGGCGATGAAAAATGGATTGGATGCAAATGTGAAGTCTATGTCGCAGGCAGAAAAGACGATGCTTCGTTATCAATACGTATTGGCGAATACTTCGGCAGCGCAAGGCGATTTTGCCCGGACTTCTAATACATGGGCGAACCAAATTCGTATTTTGCAAGAGCAAATTAAGAAATTTGCTTCCGTCATTGGAACAGGTTTTATCGCAGCGTTTAAACCATTTGTCCAAACGCTAAATAAAGTCATGGCAAAAGTAATTGACTTTACGCAAAATGTATTGAATGCACTTGGTCAAATTTTTGGATGGAAATTTGAAATCAGCGGTGGTGGAATTGCTGATGATTTAGGAGATGTATCTGGTGATTTGGCTGATTCAGCCGGAAGTTCCGGCGATCTATCTGATAATCTTGGACAAGCTGCTAAAAATGCAAAGAAGCTTCACACTTTAGGAATTGATGAATTAAATATTGTTGAGCCTGATAATGGTAGTACTGGTAGTGGTGGAGCTGGTGGCTCAGGTGGATCAGGAGGTGCTGGTTCAGGTGAAGTGGGAGGTTTAATTGCCAGCTTTAAGCCGAACGATGAGATGTTAGACGCATATAAAAGTAGCATTAAAAGTTTAGAACAGTTAGGCGAATATATAAGCGTCACATTATCAAACACGTTAGAAAAAATTAACTGGGATTCCGTGTATGAAAAAGCAAAAAATTTCGGAACAGGGTTGGCGGATTTTTTGAATGGTTTAATAAAACCTAGACTTTTTTATGATTTAGGGAAAACTGTTGCTAATTCAATCAATACAGCTTTTCAATCTGCAAATGCGTTCGCTGTAGAGTTTGACTGGGGAAATTTAGGGAAATCTATAGCAAAGAGCATAAAAGGATTCTTTGAAAATTGGGATCCTGAAATCGCAGCGGATACATTTAGTAATTTCGCCAACGGAATTTTAGAGTCTTTAACGGAATTTATAAACACTTTACAAGACGATAAAACATTTGAAGATATTGGTCAAAAAATAGTTGAATTTATATGTGGAATAGAGTGGGGAGATTTAACTTGGAACTTATACAAATTCGGAAAGGCATTAGTTAAAGCTATAGCGAACCTTCCGAATGATTTTGCAAAAGGTGCATTGCAATCACTGGTTGATAAAATCTTTAGTGAAGACGCCGAAGTTAAAGTCGGAGACATTGCATTACCCCCAACGAGTCTTTCTGGATTAATGTTGCAATTAGGAAATATTAAGGAATGGGTTGGAGAAACAACATCATCAATAGGCGAACAATTCAGAAAAGGATGGGATGAAGCAAAAAAATCTTGGGAGAACGGAAGTGGATTTTTTGAAGGATTATGGGAAGGAATAAAAGTAGTATTTTCTCCTGTAACGGAATGGTTTGGCGAAAAGTTTGATAAAGGGTATGAAGGTATTAAAAAAGCTTGGTCATTCATTGAATCTTGGTTCTCAAAAAAATGGGAAGCCATTAAATCTCCTTTTAAAAATGTGGGTCCGTGGTTTAAAACGGCTTTTAAAAACGCATATGATGCCATAAAGAACATTTGGAAGGGGTTAGGAGACTTCTTTAAAGAAATTGCAGAAAACGCATTTAAACCTATTAAAACCCTTGTGAATGGCGTTATAAAAGGCGTGAACTGGGTGCTTGAAAAAGTGGGATCAGACACACGAGTAAGTGAGTGGAGTGGAATAAAGTTCGCTAAAGGATCGGATGGAGTTCCGCAAAACACACTTGGAATCGTGAATGACCAAGCGGGATCAACTTACAAAGAGCTTATTATTCCGCCGTCAGGAAAACCATTTATACCCGAGGGGCGGAATGTCATGTTGCCGCTTGAAAAAGGTACAAAAATAATGCCTGCGAATCAAACAAAGGCGTTTATATCAGGCACTCCACATTTTAAAGGTGGAATAGGTGAGTTTTTTGAAAACGCATGGAGTTCGGTAAAAAGTTTTACAGGGAATGTGTTGGATTATCTTACAAACCCAGGAGAAATTGTAAAAGTTGCAATCAGCAAGTTTGCAAATATATCAAATTTATTTGAACCGTGGTCGAGTGTGGCAGGTGGAATTATAAACAAGACATTTGATGGAATTGTACAGTATGTAAGCGGAATATTTGATTCAATACAGCCAAAATATAACCCATCAGCCGGAGTTGAACAATGGAGAAACATTGCCACTAAAGCATTGAAAATGACAGGTCAATTTTCAAAATCAAATTTAGACCTTTTACTTTATCAGATGCAGACGGAATCCGGCGGAAACCCAAAAGCAATTAATAAATGGGATATAAATGCAATCAAAGGAACACCTTCCAAAGGATTGATGCAGGTAATTGATCCGACTTTTAGAACGTACGCATATCCCGGATACGATAAGGATATTTACGATCCATTGTCAAACATATTAGCATCTATTAGGTATACATTGGCTAGATACGGAAGCTTGTCAAACGGCTGGAAAGGTCATGGATATGCCAACGGAATAGGAAAAATTACATTGGCAGATTTAATACCGAAGTATTCAGTAGGAGGATTCCCGGAAGACGGATTGTTTATGGCAAATCATAACGAGTTGGTAGGGACATTTTCCGATGGAAGAACTGCGGTTGCAAATAATTTGGATATTCAAAAAGGAATTGAAGAAGCGGCATACAGAGGTTTTTCTCGTGCAAATATGGAAAACCGAGAGCAAGAAAACCTATTGAGAGAATTGATACAAGCGGTTAGAGATGGAAAACGAATTGTAGTAGACGGAAGAGAATTAGTGTCGATCACAGATTCGAGACGTGCAAGGAATGGATATTCGTTTACTTAAAAGGAAAAGCGCCTACTTCGGTAGGTACTTTTTTATTAAAAAACAGGAGGTTGAATATGGCATTATCATCGTTTTTGAACGTAAATGGTTATGACTTTCCACCGCCGAGACGCGGGTTTTCATGGACGATAACAACGACAGTAAACGGTGGAAGAAATGAGAACAACGCAGTTATTGGTCAAAGAGTTGGAAGGGATTTGTACAAACTTAGTAATCTCGAGTGGGTCGGTCTTAATCCAGAAACTCGAAAGATGATGTTAGATGCCATAAAACCATTTTACGTTCCTGTTACATTTGAAGATATGGAGAATCCGGGACACCCGATCACTATTATAATGTACCCCGGAGATAGGAGCGGAAAACCGTTATTTGTAGATAGGCTAACTCATATGGTAACAAAAGATGAGACACTTTCATTTAATCTGATTGACGCTGGTTTGGAGTGATCGTATATGCAAATGGCAAGTAAAGAATACATAGAATCAATGAAACTGCCGTTTCGGAATAGAGGATATGTAAAAGTAAGCATAGGAGTTGTAAATTCTGATGCTCAGAACAATGCAAAAGTAACGAATTCAGAACTACTATACCTTGCAAATAAAGAAAAACCGTTCGATGGTTACGATGTAAATAAAATATACGCAACATGTGAACAAAATTTCTCAAAAGTCGATGGGACAATGTATTTTCCACCGAGAATAAATAGTTCTTTGGAAATTTACAACAACGGAATCATTACAAAAGAAATTCTTGGAAGTATAAAAATAGAATTTACAGATAAGTTAGGTCTTGATATTAAAGGAATGACGATAGATTTCGGTCATTGCTATCCAACAGAATTTGCAATAGAGACAAATTCGATTACGAGAACCTATAAAAATAGTTCGCAAAAATTTGTTACCGAAGATTCTTTTGACGGAACAAATTATTTTTTGATAAAGCCTAAAACTATGGTGAATGGGAAAGGCAGACTCAGAATTGGAAACATGATATTCGGAATTGCGAATACATTTACAAATGAAAAAGTAATGAATTGCAGCATGAAAGAATATGTTTCGCCGATATCTGAAAGCATTCCGAGTATGGACGTTTCTATCAAGGTTGATAACCAAGACTTGTATTATAGCGTAGATAACCCAGAAAGTGCTATTGCGTATATGGAAATAGGGCAGGAAGTAAAAGTTACTTTTGGATATGATGTGACAGGAAACGGTGATATAGAGTGGCTTAATGAAACAACGACATATCTTAATTCATGGTCAGCAAATGACACAGAGGCTGTATTTACATCAACAGATAGATTTTATCAGTTGAGGGATAACTTTTACGGAGGAAAATACAGAAAAGATGGAATCTCTTTATATGATTTGGCTTTAGAAGTTTTGGAAAGCGCTGGAATTACAGATGAAAGAGAATATTATATAGATCCATATTTAAAAAAGATAATTGTGTATAATCCACTTCCAGTTGTAAGTCATGCAGAAGCGTTGCAGATTATTGCAAATGCCGGAAGATGTGCATTGAGAGAAGATAGAAAAAATAAAATCATATTGCGTTCATCATTTGTTCCCAATATGATTGCCGAAACAAATGATATTGCAAATTTTGGTAAGATAGACAACATCTTGAAAGAGAGTAAAAAAGATGCTTACGCAAATGCAAGTAAAGACTTTTCCGTAGTAGATGGAAGTCTTTATTTTTTGCCGAAAGACAATAATTACCTAAATACTGGATATGTAAGCGATTCTGTTTCGGATGGAAATGGAATATTTCAAAAAAACCCGAAAATCACAGTGAACTTGGAATCTTCATTCGATGCGTATGGCTTGATTATTAATTTTAGAAACACAGCACCGGAAGAATTTAAAATAGTAACATATAACAATGGAGTCTTAAAAGAAGAGTTTATTGTAAAAAAACCGGATATTAGTTTTTTAACAGATCATGTTTTTCTTGAGTTTAATAAAATGGTAATTGAGGTAACAAAAGGATATTCAAATTCAAGATTATTCATAGATAATATTTTGATTAATGATGTTACGGATTATAGATTGGACAGGGTAAGGGATTTGATTAAAAATCCTACCGGAACACGATATGAAAAAATAAAAAATATTGTGATTACTAGAGAAAATTACAAGGAAAGCACCGGAGCGATTGAAGAGCTTATCCAAGAAACAGTTTCTTTTGAAAGCGATTCTGAATATACGATTTACTTTAACAGGCCGTCATACGGATTTAAAGTATCAGTTCCAGAAAATCCAGAGTTAAAAGTGAGTATTGTTGATTCAAGCGATTTTTACATTAAAGTGCGAATCACTAATATAAAGGCAAAAACAGATGTAAAAGTAAAGGTTGAGGGATATGAGTATCTTACAGAAGAAAATAACTACATTGTGAATCACAACGTAAACGGTCAAGAAATCACATGGAATAACCCTCTTATAAGCACAATTCAGCACGCAAAAGATTTGGAAGAATGGATAGCGGAATATTATCTCGGAAACATAGACTACGAAATCTCGTGGCGTGGAGACCCAAGAACGGAGGCGAATGATTTGTTCTACATGGAACTAAAAGGAAGAGAAGACGCTTTGATTCGCTCTTATCAAAATGAAATATCCTTTAACGGAGCGTGGTCTGGAAACATGAAAGCTAGAAAGGTGGAAATGTCATGGAGGTAGATTGGATAAAACCAAAAACAAATTGGGCGTCTACAGACAAAATGAATTTAGAAGATTACAACCGAATAAAAAACAATATCCTATATTTAAAAGAAAAAGCAAATGAAGTTAATAAAGAATTTTCGATTCAAAATATGGGAGAAGATATTGTTGATTATTTGGAGTTGTGGGATTATGAGAAATTCAATTTGTTTGAGGGTAATATAGAAAAGATAAATCAATCAATTTTCACACAGGATATCGGAATCAAAAAGACGTTCTATCCGAATGGAATGTTTATCAAATACGATGAACTTAACAGATTGGAAAAAGCATGTGAAAAAATGAAAGATATTATTGAAAGACAGACTATCGGTCTTAGAAAAATTCCATTTATTCTTGGAAGATTTAAGGAGGTAAGAATATAATGCCAAAGCAAGAATTACCTGTTAATTTTAAAGATGATATATTAGCTTCAAGCATGGCTGGAAAAAGAAAGTACTTAATTACTCAAAACGAAGATGCAAGCTATTCTTTGGAAGACGTAACAGATTATACTCAATCCGGGAGTAATCTAGGGGCTAAACAAATTAATGAAATATGCCAAGCTATAAACGATTCCGCCGATAAATCTAGAATCATAGACAATCTTGATGATATAGTGGCGAACAAAACACCGGGGATGATCGCAGGAGCGCAGGCTGTAGCTGCGCTAAATGCATATTTGTTACAATTACAAGCGCATCATGATAAAAAGACGCTCACACCGACCGATCTGGGAATAAGGGTCGGAGTGTGGACAGCCATAGCAAACAACTCGTATAAAATCGGTAAAACGATACACCTAAATATGGAAATTTATACAACTGCCACAATAGTCGCGAATAATGTGTACGACAATGTTTTTACGATACCGTCACAGTATCGCCCATTAAATGATACTGTTGTAAATGTGACAGCGTCAGATGGGTCATATAAAAATCCGGTGGCCTGCACATCTATGGCAAGGACAAACGGAAATTTGTTTATCTGCATACCAAAAGCAACAAACAGCTATCTTTTTATCGATGCGGAGTGGGAAATTAAATAACGCTTATCACTTCCACGTTCCACGCGCGTAATAGGATAAATCAAAACTTGCTGTATTCCATACCGTAGCAGCAAGCAAATGGTATGAAAAGCTTGATTTGTAGTCATTTGCAGATCCGTACACCTTGCCCCATATCGCGCCGCCAGCTCCTATTGTGAGCACGATATTACATTTTGTTTTTGATGCAACCGGGAAGTTTAATGTAAATTGTCCGCTTGTGTAAATGCTACCAGCTTTTGTTCCGATCGCGCACGTAAATGGAGAATTGAACCACATTTCAAGAGTTCCGTCGCTCCATTTGCGATATTTACCATTAGCATTGCTATCTTCTTCGATAACATGATTTTTGACTTTTCCAGTTTCAGGTTGCAACTCCAACAAATACGCATTATTCAAACAAATAAAAAGGAGAAATACATATGGCATATATAAGATTCTTAGGAGAAAAAACTCCGCACAAAGCAACCGTAATTCCGACAAATAATATCGTTACGGTTAAGTTTGGAACTGATGTAATAGAAAATAAAAATGGGTTTGATCTATTTCTTGATAAAGAATGCACAATAGATATCGGCGGGACTTTTTATCAAAAATTTACAACTATTTACAGGAATGATTCTGTTACAAAAAAGTACAACGGATATCAATTATCAAACGACGGAAGTGTATATGTCGAGCCTGAAATTTCTCCTAATCCTAAACCTTACAACCCTACATTGGATGAGGTAAAGGAAAGTAAAAAAGCGGAAATTAAGATGAAAGTACAAAATGAAATATTGTCAGATGTTATGATAGCGTCTTATGCGTTTGGCTACAACGAATCTGACATGATTGCCATTAGAAACGCATACGAAGACAGTATTTCAAGCGGAATGTCAGTTATTTTAAAAGATTCAACCGGACAGTCACGAGAATTGAATGAGGAAGAAATTACTGACTTGTATAAAAAGCAAGAGATCAAGCGTTTAGAAAAAGAAAGTTATGCGCAGTGTTTGTTGGATTATATTGATGGATTAACGAGCAAGGAAGCGGTTAATTCGGTTGAGTACGGCGATGAATTAACAGGAAAATATCTCGAAAAGTATAACGAAAAGGTATCAAACACTCAAAGTTACATCGAAAAAGTGATTAGCGGTAAAAAAGCGGTTGTGGATCAGGCAAAAATCGCTTCTCTCACTAATACGGACGCACAAGCCGTTGAAGTAAAAGGGCTGTACGCAGATTGGGAAGATGATCCAGACGGGTACGCATATGATGTACAAAACCAAAAAGATAAAAGAAGAAACTTTGGAGGGTTCTTGTGGAATCTGAATAAGAATCACCAGAAACAAAAGGACCGTTTTCCGGGGGCAGAACCTACATTGTGGACACAGCTTGTCGAAGGTTACGAAGGATCGTATTCAGATCCTATTCCAGTGCCAGATAGCGTAAACGTAAGTGGATTTGAATATGAATACGGGAAGTATTATATCGAAAATGAGTTAGTTTATTTGTGTAAGAGAGGTGGAGTTCTTAATCCAGAATCAATGTATGGTCAAAAAGAAAAATTGTATTTTAAACCATCGGCACTCATTGGACAATATTTTGAAATAGCGTAGGAGGAACAGAAATGGCGATAGCACAAACAATAACGGTTGTGGACGGAAAGACGTATCAGCCGGGAGAAGAGATATGGGATTTAGGCAGTTTTGCTTGTGTGGATGTGAGAGGGAATATCAGAAGCTATGAGGGATTATCGAGTGATATATCAAAACTTCCGCATTATGTAGGCACAGGAAGTTCGGCGTTATGTCTTGACACCGGAGATTATTATAAATTCCATAAGGAAACAGATCAATGGTATAAATTGTAAATTGATGAGGTACAACTATGAGAGCAGACGAAGTATATGCAATTTTGCTAAAGAAAATTAGAAGTAGCGGAGGCGAGATTTCACCAGAGCAGCTTCAGGAAGCAATTAAAAATTATTTACAGAAAAATCCGATCAGTACAAACATAAAAGAAGAACGTCCTCAAGAAACTACATATGCGTTAAAACCGAACGTACAAGCAGTATGGGGAGAAGTTACAGAGTTAAATTTAACGCTTGAAGAAGAGTTACCTGATGCCGTAAATATCTATCCATTTTGGTTCACAAGTGGATCAACGCCAACTAAGGTGATACTACCGTCAACAATCGCGTTAGATGGATTCGTCACACAGGCAAACAAGAAATATTGTTGTCAGATTGAACAAAATGCGATGTTTTGGAAGGAGTTTGATATTACATGATATTTTTAAAAAGAAGAGCTTTTATGACTTTCAAATTTAACTACGAAACGTCAAAAGGAATAAAGCAAGTGATATTGACAAATTGCGGACAAGCTCCTTTTAAACGATTTAGTATACTAGGTAATTCACACCAAGATAGTACAACTGGGAAGCAGTTGTTTAAACTAACAGACAATTATTTACATGCATATTTTTATCACGGAGAAAATAAAGAAATTGTACCATATTCTAGTAATGCTGTGGTGTATTTGCCCTGTGAACCAAACACAACCTACACAATACATGGTAGAAAAAATATTAACAATGATATGACAAGAAAAAATAGGGTTGGTTTAACATCGGAACTCCCAGCGTTTAATGTTAAGATTACTAAAACGGCTGAAACAACATTAGATAAACCTTTAACTATTACTACCGAAGAAGATACAAAATATCTTGTTATAATGGCTATTACCGATGGAGAGATTGGGCAGTTAAATTTTGATAAGGTTCTTGAGAATAACACATCTAAGCTTATGGTGGAGGTTGGAGACAAAGCATCTCCTTATGAGCCATACACAGGCGGTAAACCATCCCCATCACCCGATTATCTACAAGAAATCAAGAGTGTCGGAAAGTGGAATGATGAGAAGCAGAAGTATGAAGTGGATGTGAAAGTTACCAACGCCGAGCAGAATTGGAGCAAAGAGCAAGTCCTCACTCTCACATCCGACCGCCCTCTCACAAAGTGGGACAGACTGGTAGAGCAGGGTGGAGAGATTGGGTGGCTGTATGCAGGGGTTGTTATTGACAGATTTGACGGACAATCTAACAAAATAAGTATTGCAAATAAACAGGGAAATGTTCAAAACTTTTCAATTCGATTCGAGAATGTGGCGAATGGAAACGGAAATTCAGATATTTTTGTGGATAAATATAGGGCTGTCCAATTATCATATACCAAAGCAGAATACGGAATCTGTTGCAACTGGAATGACGGAGTTAAATATTTTAGCGCACCAAACGAAAACGTCGCAACAGTCGATGAATTTAAGGCGTGGCTCATAGAAAATCCGTTAAAAATCGCTTACGAAACTACGAACCCCGAATTCGTCCCCCTACCACAATCCGAACAAGACGCTGTCCGAAACTTAAAAACCTACTATCCAACAACAGTCATCATGGTAGACGGTGGAGACGTAGATGCGGGAATTGAAGTGGAATATGCTGTAAAAAATAAGGAGAAAATATGAATACGAACTTTGGAAAATTAGAAGACGGAATATTGATATATGCACCATCTGTTTTACGCGTTGGCGATAAACAAATTATTTCCCCCGATAAAGATGATTATCTTAACAGTGGATATTTACCGATCGTAACAGGCGATGATTTGGAATACAAGGAAGGATTTGAAATCGTCACCTCATATAAGGTAGTTGAAGAAAGTCAAGCACCTGACGGAGAAATGATTCCGAAACATATTTTAAGGGTTCAAGAATATCAGGAGATCTTTGAAACTCCATACATCCCCACAAAAAATGATCTTGCGATGGAGCTTATGATGGTGAGAATTCCAGAAGAAATTAACACTTATAATCTCACAAATGATGAAGCGATTCGTTATAAGTCGCTACACCCTACATTTAGTGAAATCGTTGGACAAACGGTGAAAAGAGGATTTAGGTTTGTTTACGAAAACGAACTCTATTCCGTAAATCAAGATAACCTCACGATTCAAGAGCAGCATTCGCCCGGAACTGGAACAGAAAGTTTGTACGAAATTGTAGATGAGGAACACAGTGGAACAAAAGATGATCCTATTCCGTGGAGAAAAAACATGCAATGTTACAAAGATAAATATTATATTCAAAATGAGATTGTGTATAAATGTACAAGAGATTCAGGAAATGCATTGCAAAATGATATCATAGATTTGATCGGACATTATTTTGAAGTTGCATAATCAATAGGCGGGGCATCCCCGCCTATAATATTAAACAGTGGTAGTTTCGACAATGTATCCCATTAACTCATCAATGTCGGATTCGTTTATAATGGCATTTCTATTGCGAATTCCATAATATTTAACACTATTCTCTTCTTCTTTTCTTATTCCGATCATCATTTTCCCGTAATAAAGAAAAACGCACTTTTCTGTTTCGTATGGTTTTCTGTCGTTCGCAAGCAAAAGGATATCATACGGAGAATAATGGGGCATAAAATCTTCACAATTAACTTGGATTCCCAAAAATACTTTTGCCTTAATATTGTCGGAAAAATCATCAATATCAATCGAGAAAAAATCGTTTGATGGAACTAAATGACCATTTTTATACTTAGGCTTCATAATACTTACTGATTTATGGTTTTCTTTCCTATTATTCAATGTCTTTTGATGTTGTATAAACCAACTGATCAGATATCTCGAATTTTCCAGAAGTTCTCTGCAAGTATTCAAACAATCTGTTGTACGTTCTTCCATTGTGTTCGCTCCGAATAGTTCGTCTACACTGATGCTGAATACCTTGGCGAGTTTTACAGCATTCGACAAGTTACAGTCAGAACTATTTTCGTACAGCATACCTCGTAGCGTGGAAAATGGGATTCCGGCGCGCTCTGATAATTCGCTTAGTGTCATGTTACCAATATAAGAGTTAATGTTTTCACGAAAATTATCCATTAGTGTAAAACCTTTGTCCGTTATTGATTTGTTACTTTTGTTCATTTCTTTACCTCTCGTAGTATTCTTTTTGGTTGTTTTATATGGTAAACTATGAATTGTCCTGTTAAACAGGGCGCTTCAAGTTCTGGCTTGGGAGTGTTTGTGAACCGCAATTCACTCCCAAAACCGATAACATTTTAACATTTTTGAAGTTATTATTCAAATTTTCAAGTCGACAAAAAACGACAACTGTTTTAAAACAACGTCCACATGTAAAAATACAGGATATAAAGAAAACATATGTTCTAAATATTCTTGTAATTGAGCAATTCCTGTTGGATAATATAAAAAAAGGAATTTCGGATGTGTTTTTGCAAAAGGAGGGTTACTGTGGAGTACAAAGAGAAAATTATTAAGATGGTTAACGAGATTGATTGTGAAGATTACATAATGAAAATCTATTTTTATGTTCTTGCTAGATATAAGAAGTATAAAGAGAAAAAGTCGGAAGAAATTTAATTCTCCCGGCTTTTATATTTTTCTGCCATACCCTTGGCGATCTTTCTTAATGCACTTTTGCTATCTTCGTCCAATCCCATATATACGGTAATTAAACTTTTAATAAAATCATCATCAGAGTCTTCTAATTCTACAAGCAATTCTGAAAACGAACCGTCTTTTTCTTTATACATATCTCCAGTTCCATTTTTTAACCAATCTTCATTGACGTTAAATTCCCTACATATATCAGAAATAGTTCTATCAGACGGGATGCGATTTCCTGTTTCTATAAGAGAAATGTAATTTTTTGTTAAATTCAATCTCAATCCGAAGTCTTCTTGATTCAATTTAGAATCCTTTCTTATTTTTAAAATTCTATTTTTCATTATATCACCTCCTTATGATTTGATAATACCAAAAAAATCACACCCTGTCAAACAAAAGTGTTGACGAAGTCATAATAGTGTGATAGTATAATCACACAAGGTGTGATAAGGAGGCGAAAACATGGCTAAATATCTCAAAGAAAATTCAGAAGTATTAGAAGCCTTTATGTTTTCCTATTTAAAGTTGGATGAATTTTTCAAAGAGTTTGGAGGAATTTCAGATGCTATAATATTTCGACTTTCCGCAGAGGAAAAAAGTGTTGAAATTTCTTTCCCATTTGAAGAACAGGAAAGTATAAAGGCTTTTTCGGGAGATTATCTCGTGCGAGGAGAAGAAATCCCCCGAAGTATTCCTACACGCTATCGCTATTATGTTATTAGCGGTCAAGAATTTTGTAAAAAGTTCAAGCCTTTGGATGTTAAAGAACAATTTTCTAGTTCTTGAAAAACAAAAGAGTTATTTGCCGTTTTGGAAACATGTATGCTAGTTGCATAATCTTCTTTTATACATTCTGCGAGAGCAAATGCATAAGCGGTATCTTTTAAAAGAAGTTCATTGATATGTTTGACATCATGTTCATTTACACAAATAAGAAGTTCTTTAACAATGCTTTTAGCACTATCCATGAGAAACACCTCCCTTCAGGGAAAATTATATCACAGAAAGGGGCGATAGAAAATGAACGAGCTTATCAAAGTGAATTTTGATAAAGAACAGCCGACAGTATCGGCAAGAGATTTACACGAACAACTAAATATAGGAAAACGCTTTAGTGCGTGGTTTGAAACAAATAGTAAAGGGTTTGTTGAAGGGGAAGATTTTGAAGGGGCGTACCTAAAGGTACAGGGCAATCAATACGGCGGAGAACAAGAAATTCAAGACTACAATCTTTCTATTGATATGGCGAAACATATTTGTCTTATGAGTAGAACTGAAAAAGGAAGAGAATGCAGGCAGTACTTCATTGACCTTGAGAAAGCATGGAATACACCAGAGCAGATTATGGCAAGAGCATTGAAGATGGCAGATAAGACTATTGAACAGTTAAAAACAGATAACAAGGCTCTTGAACAGAAAATCGAACAGGACAAGCCGAAAACAATCTTTGCAGATGCAGTCAGCACAAGCCACACATCAATTCTTATCGGAGACTTGGCAAAGTTGATTTGTCAGAATGGTGTGAAAATCGGGCAGAAACGATTATTCGAGTGGATGAGACAGAATAACTTCCTTATTAAAAGTGGTTCCTCAAGAAATATGCCGATGCAACGGTATGTAGAACAAGGGCTGTTTGAGATTAAGGAAAGCAACGTTCAGAATCCAGACGGAAGTGTAAGAATTACGAAAACTACGAAAGTTACTGGGAAAGGGCAGATATATTTCGTGAATCAGTTTTTAAAGGGAAATACTTTAGAGAAGAGGTGTTAAAAATGGCAGGAGATGTATTAGAAATGGCAATACCAAAAGAAGAACAGGAAGAAATCAAAGAATTTATTTCTACATTATTAGTTCTTCCGAAAGAGGACAGGGCAGTTCTGTTGTCAAATGCAAATGCTTTTCGGGTAAGAAGAGACATTGAGAAAGCAAAGAGGTAAAAAGAAAATATGAAGCAGCCAAAGAAATTAACGAGACAGCAAAAGGAATGCTTATCCGCGCATCACTTGAATGCTGAAAATTGGGCGCTTGTCCAAGAAACGGATTTTTATTTGAAAATTATTAATAAGAGAACGGGAAATATTAAGAATGTGGATAAGTTTAGAAGAATAAGAAAGGGTGAAAGAAAGTATGCGGGAAACAAAACCGACGAAGTGCAAAATTGATGTACTTAAATTTGAGCACACAACGAACACTCCGGTTATTGAAGCAATGAAAAAAAAGAAAAATAAAATAAGTGATGAACAAATAATAATTACCGCGCAATGGATCATCATTGTTGTCATGGCTGTAATCATTTATATCTTGCAGGCAGGACCGATTTAAGGAGGCGAACAAAGAAATGTACAAAGAAATGGACAGAGAGGTAAAGAAAGACGCTGAAGAAGAAATGAACTGCATCTTGGATCTGCTCGAAGATTGGTGTCTGAAATACGATCAGGATTATGTAAATACGGTCGTACTTGTAAAAAATGATCAGATCACATCGTGGGGAAGCGTAGGCAACCAAGAAGACTTTGACGTTTACAGAACAAAAAAGCGCCCATAAGAGGCGGCAGCCTCTAGGACGCATAACTAAACAACCAAGATTATTGTAACAGAAAGGATGAGAAAAGTGAAGAAGTTTAAACTAACAAGCGAATTTATTGTAGATATTTCCGGCGTGAAATTGTTTCGCATTAAAGCGTTAATTGAGTTTGGCAATGTAAAAGCCGGGGATTTGGGAGGATACATAGAAAAAGAAGAAAACCTGAGTCATATGGGCAATGCATGGGTTTCCGGCAATGCACAGGTTTCCGGCGATGCACAGGTTTCCGGCGATGCACGGGTTTCCGGCGATGCACAGGTTTTCGGCGATGCACGGGTTTTCGGCAATGCACGGGTTTTCGGCAATGCACGGGTTTTCGGCAATGCATGGGTTTCCGGCAATGCACGGGTTTCCGGCAATGCACGGGTTTCCGGCGATGCACGGGTTTTCGGCAATGCACAGGTTTCCGGCGATGCACGGGTTTTCGGCAATGCACGGGTTTTCGGCAATGCATGGGTTTTCGGCAATGCATGGGTTTCCGGCAATGCATGGGTTTCCGGCAATGCACGGGTTTCCGGCGATGCACGGGTTTTCGGCAATGCACAGGTTTTCGGCGATGCACGGGTTTCCGGCAATGCACGGGTTTCCGGCGATGCACAGGTTTTCGGCGATGCACGGGTTTTCGGCAATGCACAGGTTTTCGGCGATGCACGGGTTTCCGGCGATAAGGATTATGCATATGCTCACGGTTTCGGATCTTGTAATCGCACAACCACATTCTTCCGGCTTAAAGATGGAGATGTAGGCGTACGCTGTGGATGTTTCTACGGAACGCTTGCGCAGTTCAGAGATAATGTCTGCGAAACGCATGGAGAGACAAAGAAAGCACAAGAATATTTAATGTTAGCGGACTTAATGGATTTCAGATTCAAAAATTAAAAAAAACTAACGAAAGGAGATTTGTAAAGATGATTACATGCGATAAAGGGAATGTGGAAATGGAAGGAAATTTAATATTATTAGAAGCAGAAACAATCGCGATATTAAGAGGAATAAGAAACACCCTCGAAGAATCGTGTGAAAAAAAACATGCAGAAGAATTAATGCAAAAAATATTTGAATTATCCGCAATGACGCGAGAAGAAATAGAAGAGGAAATGAAAAAATTAGCACAAGAAATAGAGAGAGAAATAGCGGAACACCTAATGAAATGAACGAGGAGCTTATTTTGTGGATCATCCGCTGGGAAGATCCGTACGCATTAGAGTGTAAGACAATGACCAGACTGGAAGTCGAAAAGTACGCTCAAGAAAATCAAAAAAGCGCGGAGGTACATATATAATCAATTAAAAAATGTGAATAAATTAAGTAGAAAGGAAAGAAGATGTATGAAAATAATTAAATTAAAAAGTATTCACATCCAGAATTTTAAGGGATGTGTGAACAAGTTAATTTCATTCGGCGAATTAACGAAAATATATGGCGCAAATGCAACTGGAAAGACAACGGTATTTGATGCTTTCACATGGTTGTTGTTCGGAAAAGATTCGCATGGAAGTGCAAAGTTTGATATTCGCACATTAGATAAAGACGGAAAGATGATTGACAATCTGGAAATATGCGTAGAAGCAATCCTTTCTGTCGATGGAGAAGAATATACCTTGAAAAAAGTTCAAAAACAAAAATTTGTGAAGAAAAGAGGGACAGGAACAACAGAGTTTCAAGGAAATGTTAATGAGTTTGAAATCAACGGTTATCCGAAATCAGAAAAAGATTTTAAAGAGTTTATTTCCGGCATGATTGACGAAAAGATTTTCAACCTTGTTACAAATCCGATCGCATTTACTTCTTTACCATGGAAAGAGCAGAGAGAAATTTTGATGCAGTTTGTTGTAGAAAAACCGGATGCACAGATTGCAGAGGAGTATGGGGATAAGTTCTTAAAACTGATTCCAGAACTTAGAATTGCAAGTACGGATGATATTCTGAAAAAGTATACGAAAGCGAAGAATACATTAAAAGAGAAAATGACAGAGATCCCGGCACGCATTGATGAAGTATCGAAACAGCTTGTCACAGTAGATGTCGGTGCTCTTGAAGTGGAAAAAGCTGCGAAAGAAACTGCTTTGAAAAAAGTAGAGGATAAACTTGCTGGTGGAACTGAGAAAAGCAAAGTTCCGATCTCTAAAAGAGAACAAGTGATGAACCTGAAATTTGATTTAAGCGATATCAGCAATAAAGAAACAGAGATTCTGATGGAAAAGAGAAGAGGTGTGGCTTCTGAATGCAACGAAGTAGAAGAAAAACTAATGTCTTTGAAAAGACAGGCTAATTCTATTGCGGTGGATATCGAAAGCGCAGAAAAGCAAAAAGAGAGTGCGGAAACTGATAAAAAGAAATTTATAGATGAATGGAGACGCGAAAAAGCAAGCGTGTTCCCAGAAATGAAGACATTCCTAGAATATACGCCATTGCCGGAACTTGCAGAAGACGATTTGATTTGTCCGACTTGCGGTCAATCTCTTCCGAAAGAAGTTCGAGAAAAGCGTATTTCTGATTATGAGGAAAGAAAGAAAAATGACGAAGAGAGATATAAAAAATCGAAGGCTGAATATGAAGAACGCTACATTTCAGATAAAGAAAAGTTTGAAAAGAACAGAGAAAACAATCTGAAATCCATTACAGAAAAAGGACAGAAAGCAGCAGATAATATTCGAGAATATCAGAAAATCATTAATGATAAACAACAGGAACTGGAAGCAGTCAATGCAGAAATCGCAAAATTCGAAGAAACATTAAAAGAAAAGGAAGAAATCATTGATTCAATCCCGGCTGTAGCCGATATGTCAAAAAATGAAGAGTACCAAAAAATCAGCGAACAGATTCTTATGTTGGAAAACGAAATCGAAGAAATGAGCAAAGAAACAGTTGGAAAAACCGAATTGGAAGCGAAAAAAGCTGTTTTGCGTGATGAAATCTCAGATATTGTTGCGAAAATCAAATCTGCGGACAATTCAAAAGTTAAAGAGCGTATTGAAGAGTTGGAAAAAGAGAAAGCGGAAGTCGGACAGAAGATTGCAGAACAGGAACAAATGATTGATTTAACAGAAGAATTTATCAGAGAGAAAATGAATCGAATTTCTTCTGTGATTAACGAGAAGTTTAAGGTTGTATCGTTCCGATTGTTTGAAAATCAGATAAACGGTGGTTTGAAAGAATGTTGCGAATGTACGGTAAACGGCGTTCCGTATTCATCATTAAATAACGGGCATAGAATTATCGCTGGCTTAGATATTATCTCTTCTCTTTCTAAATTGAATGGTGTTGATTGCCCTATTTTCTTAGATAATGCAGAGTCGATTTCAAAAGATAACTTGCCTGATGTTCAGTCACAACTTATATGCATGTATGTAACAGATGACAAGGAACTGAAAGTGGAGGTGTAACATGGCGATGCCCAAATTAGAAAAGCAATTTGAATACAAAGGATTTCCATGCGTAATTCTGTTTATGCCAACTGGCTATCGTTGCGGATATGTAGGGATTCCGAAAGAAGTGAAAATTGATATAGATAATATTGGTTGTCACGGAGGTATTACATATAATAGCGACCATTTATATCATCAAGAACGGAAAGATTTGCGCTGGATAGGTTTTGATTGCGCACACTGCTTTGATGGGTACGATGTAGAAACTGCAAAACGGTTATTCTCTGACAATGAAAAAGCAATAAAAGAAATAATTGTTTTGGAAAACAGGGGTTATTTCGCTGTTTGCAATGAGGATAATCCTATTCGGACTCTTGATTATTGCGAGGAAGAATGTAAAAAAATCGTAAATCAAGTTGTAGAAAGGATGGAATGTAAATGATCGCAATTAAAGCACGATACTTAAAACATGGAGAACCCATTGGAAAAGACTATGTTTTTGCTTGTAACTTTCTTCCGAAACTGGGAGATATTGTAAAAGCCGGAAAAGCAAAGGCGGTTGTGACGGAAGTAGATACATCAGATGGTGCGGTTTATAAGTACGATGGAGAATTGAGAGTAGCAGAAGAAATGGAGGAGTAGTAACAAATGAAAGAAGAATTACTTAACATTGCCATGCAGTCTTTATCTGATGATGATGTGAAAGAAATTGTAAAAGATAAGTTTAAAAAGATGATAGAAAGAGCAGTAGAAGATGCTTTTAAGTGGGGAGATGCGGAAAAAGCAATTAAAAGAAAGGTTACAGAGGTTATGGTTCCGTATATTGAAAAATATGACTTCTCCGAATATCTTCCTAAGTTAGATTCGGTTTTGACGGAAATTGTCAATTCTGATGCTTGCATGGGAAATAAAACGATTCTTGAAAATTTCAGAGATTTGATGATTGAACCAGAGCAAAAAGAAATCAAAGTAACTGATTTATTTAAGATTTGGAAAAAGCGGTGCGAAAAGGAAATTGATACAGATGGATTGGAAATTGATTACGATGATGGAGTTTCTTATTCGTGTGTAGACTGCGAAATGAGCGTAGAAGAACTTGATAAACCGTCATGGGGAAATGTACAAAGAGCAGTAATTACATTTCAAAACGAGCACGATGAATCACTTAATATCGAAATTCCTATTTCGAAATGGGCGCGGGATAGTGGAAAAGAAAAACCGTATACACTTTCATTAGAAAACGATTTGATGATTTCATCGTTGAGGTATATGGATGATTTCAAGATATTACTTATGCGTCTTACTAGAGCAAGAACATCAATCATTATTGATAAAGATTATGATACTGATGATATTTTTCCGGAAGCAGAACCAGAATCAAGTTTTAGTTAGTAGAAGAGGAGGAATAAATTATGTCAGAAAATACACAGGTGGTAACGCAGAATACAGGAACAGTAGCACAGAAACCAAAGACATTTGATATGGCTTTAATGGAGAAACTGGATAGCGTGAATGACGCACTTCCGAAAGATTTTAATAAACAGAGATTCGTGCAGAATACTCTTGCGCTGATCCACGATAACCCAAAACTCATGGAGTATAAGCAGTCGGAGATTATGTCCGGCTTGATGAAAGGTGCTACGCTGGGATTGGACTTCTTCAACAAAGAAGCATACCTCGTTCCATATGGAAGCCAGTTGAATTATCAGACGGATTATCGTGGAGCAAAGAAACTCGCAAAGAAGTATTCTATCCGTCCAATCAAGGATATTTACGCAAAACTTGTTCGTGAAGGTGATGAATTCGAAGAAGTTATCGAAAACGGAGAGCAGGGAATCAACTTCAAACCAAAGGCTTTTAATGATGGAAAGATTATTGGCGCATTTGCAGTGTGCTTATTCGCCGATGGGGGAATGGTATACGACACAATGAGCCTTGCAGACTTGGAGAACACAAGAAAATCCAGTAAGGCGAGCAATTCTCCGGCTTGGAAGAATTTCACCGGGGAAATGTATAAAAAGACAGTGCTGCATAGACTTTGCAAACATATTGAACTTGATTTTGAGAATCCGACTCAGCAGAGTAACTTTATGGCTGGAATGGAAATTGAAACAGATGTAAGCGAGATTGCACACAGAAAAATCGCAGAAAACGAAAATTCACAGCCATTTGAAGTTGTGGCAGACGTGGAAGCGAAAGAAGAACCAAGTTTCGTGACGGAGGGATAGAAAATGAGAGTAATTAGCCAGGATGGAATGCAAGATATTCCGTATAAGAAATTTGTATTTTCAATTACAAAAGACAACAGGATTGTAGCAACGATAGGTTGTACTGCTCCTCCAACAGAATTGTATATGTCATCAGTTGCAAAATATTCTATACAAGAAAAAGCCATGAAAGCAATGGAAATGTTGAGAAGTGCTTATACAGGGATGCCAGTTGTTTTTCAAAATATAGAACCTTCAGAAAAGTTTAGGGAATTACTTGAAATAACAAAAACGAACGGAATTATCACAATCACAGATGATAAAAAGTCGAAAATCGAATATGTCAATAATGTGATTTTTCAGTTTCCGAAAGATGAAGATGTGGAGGTATAGTATATGAAATTACATTTTTACATTTTGAAAGGACTATACGGAAGTAATCCAAAACTCACATATTCTGAATGTGAAGTGGACGAAAAGCCAAAAACTTATAAACCGATAAGCAGATTCCCGGACGGATATTTTAGTTCGTTCGTTAAAAAAGAAGATGTTGCGAGTTTAATCGGAGGAAACGTAGTTGTCTTAGAAGAAAAAGATGATAAGAAAGCAAAAGAAATATTTGCACATTATTTTGATCGAGCCATTGATCTTAAGAAAAGTGAAATAGATAACTTGGAAAAAAGTTAAAAGCTATTAACGAATTTGGGGATGTATAGCATGGACGAAGCAGAGAAAATAAAGATTATTGCCGAACATTACGGATATGACTCGCAAAGCAGACAGTGCATTGAAGAGATGGCAGAATTGACACAAGCCATCAATAAGTGGTGGAGAGTTTGCGGAAACGGTCAAAGGACTGAGAAAAGTATTGCAGAGTGCAGAGACAATTTGGTTGAAGAAATTGCGGATGTGCAGATTATGTTATGGCAGATCGAATACCTGCTTCTTTCTACACCGGAAGTAAATCAGATGATTACACAGAAATTGAACAGGCAGTTGGAAAGGATTAAGAGAGAATGGTTGAATTTGAACAATTAAGCTTTTTAGACGATGAAAAACCTTTATTCAAAATTAAAAATCCCATTATGTTGATTGAACTTTTTGCAGGAGTTGGAAGTCAAGCAATGGCACTTAGAGATTTAGGAGCAGATTTTGAACATTACAGAGTGGTTGAACTCGATAAGTATGCTATTAAAAGTTATAACTCAATTCATGGAACAGAATTTCCAAAAATGGACATTGCCCAAATTCATGGTTCAGATTTAGGAATTGAAGATGTAGAAAAGTTTACATATTTGATGACATATTCATTTCCATGCCAAGATTTATCAGTTGCCGGGAAACAAAAAGGAATGGCAAAAGACAGTGGTACAAGGTCTGGATTGTTGTGGGAAGTGGAACGATTGTTGAATGAAGTTGAGAATTTGCCACAAGTGCTGCTTATGGAAAATGTGCCACAGGTTCACGGAAAGAAAAATATAGAAGATTTTCAAAACTGGATATCATTTCTTGAAAGTAAAGGCTATTCGAATTATTGGCAAGACCTAAACGCAAAGAATTATGGAGTTGCACAAAATAGAAATCGTTGCTTTATGGTTAGCATTTTGGGAGATTGGAAGTTTACATTTCCAGAACCAATAGAACTAAAAAGAGTAATGAAAGACTATTTAGAAGATGTAGTAGATGAGAAGTATTACATAAACAATGAGAAAGCGCAAAAGCTGATACAAAAACTTATTGACAATGGAACACTTCAAAATACAATTCCTACAGACGGACAGACGGACAGACGGACAGACGGACAGACGGACAGACGGACAGACGGACAGTTGACGGAACTGTCAATAAGCCAAAGGCAAGAGCAATTGGAAATTGTATCAAAGCAAGGTATGATGCCGGTATCAGCAATTTGCGGTCAGACGGAAACTGTGTTGTTGAAAGCAATAGACTTGTCACTTAACAACCCAAAAGAAAAAGATATTTCTAATTGTATTTTGTCTCATGTTTCAAAAGACGGAAATTCAATAGGGAAATATGCATCATTAAACAACGGAGTGATTGAATGCAAGATGTAAAGGTTATAGGTTCATTTGAAAGCAAGTTTGAGAGTACGAACCGAATTTATGACGAGGGGTGGTGTAGTCCAACATTGAGTACAATGCAAGGCGGAAATAAAGAACCGAAAATTTTACAAGCTAGTTCGATACGAATGGTGCGAACGGAAGAGGGCAAAGCATTGAGAAAACAATATGAAAACCACGAATTGCAACACGGATTTAATGAATATCGAGAGCCGGAGTTAAGGAAAGACGGAGTGACTAATACATTAAGTACGGTTCCAAAAGATAATTATGTTTGCGTTGCTATGCGTGGCAGAAATCCGGAGAATCCATCAGACAGAACGTCAGGAGTACATACAGAGCAATGCTTGGAAATAAATCAAAACGGAACGAGTAATACGCTCACAAGCGTTCAGAAAGACAATCTAGTGATGCAAACCAATAATTGCATTGATATACAATACAGAATACGAAAACTAACTCCGAGAGAATGTTGGAGATTAATGGATTTCAAAGATTATGATTTTGAAAAAGCACAAGAAGTAAATTCAAATACACAGTTGTATAAACAAGCAGGGAATTCGATTGTGAAGAATGTGCTTGTTGCAATATTTGGACAAATGATTGATGGAAAGGAAAATGTTTACAAGGAGGTGGTCTAATGCTTATGAAATGTATAAATTCTGGTAGTAGTGGTAATGGATATGCACTCATTTCAGATGATGAAGTTCTACTAATAGAATGTGGAGTTCCGTCGAAAGAAATGTTGCGTGCGATTGATTATCAGACAAGTAAAGTTGCCGGATGCCTTATCTCTCATGAGCATGGTTAAGGAGACCATGCAAAGTATATCAAGCAGTACATGAAATACGGTATCAAGTGTTACACCTCTGATGAGGTACAGGAACGTATTGAAACAATCTATGGAGAAAAAACGATAGGAATGAATCGTATGCACGTTGCAAAAATCGGTTCATTCCAAGTGATACCGTTCCAGTCACCACATAACGGTACAGAATGTGACGGTTTCTTGATTAAACATGAAAAAATAGGTTGCTTGCTATTTATTACAGACGCAGAATATTGCAAATATGATTTCTCAAAAATGGGTATCAACCATGCAATGATCGAGTGCAATTATTCCGAGGATTACTTAGATGTGGAAGAAAATCAAGGTAAAACAAATCATGTACTGCAAGGACACATGGAATTACAAACTTGTAAAAGGCTCATACAGACGATTAACAGTCCAATGCTAAGAAGTGTAGGCTTACTGCATTTAAGTTCACAGAATGGAAATCCTGAACGATTCAGAGAGGAAATAGAAGAATTGGTCGATTGTGATGTGGATGTATGGGTAGCAGAAAAAGGGATAGAAAGGGAATTACGGATAGAGCCGTTTTAAAGGAGAATGAGTAAACAATGTATAAAGAAGTTACAGTAAAAAAATATTTCTGCGGAAGGTGTGGAAAAGAAGTCAAACCACCAAAAACAGGAGCAATTGCACTAAATCGACTTATATTAGATCATAGCGGACAGGCAAAACCACTTTACCTTAATGGTACTGGTAACGGCGTTTATCTTTGCAGTAAGTGTATGAAAGAACTTGAACTATTTATAAAAAACAAATATCCAACTAAACAATCAGAAAAAGAAAAAATGCTTTCTGATAAATTGGAAGAAATTTCAGATATTCTTACATGTGATTTTTCTACATTACATGAGCATGTATCGGCTATACAAGAATATACAGGAGCGATTATTTCTAATATAAATGGTTCTCCATTTAATATAAAAGAAGATGGTTTAAACTATTTTTCCGCAGAATCAAAAAGTGCGAAATTGTTAAGAGAGTTACGGGAAATTAAGAAAGGCGAATAATCATGAAAGAAACATTAAAAGTCAAAGATATTCTTTCGCATTGCGAAGAATCTGCGAAAAAGTGCAGAATTTTAGCAGATAAGGCAATCGAGAATGTCGGTCATGGAGAAAGTGAAGAATCAGCGATTGGGGCGTGTGCGTTCTTCATGCAGGAGCAGAGAATGTATCGGCAGATTATACCGGACATTATAAAAGAGCTTGCAGAAAGTGAGGATAAGGAATGAACAGCATTGTAATTGTCGGTCGGGCGGTCAGAGACGCAGAAGTGAGATATTCCACAGGCGAAAAGTCAACAGCATTTGGAAATTACACACTTGCAGTTGATAGACCGTACAAAAAAGACGGAGAGAAAGAAACAGATTTTATCATGTGCAAGGTAGTTGGGAAAACTGCTGAATTTGCAGAAAAGTATATCACAAAAGGTGTGAAGATGATCGTTCGTGGTCGCATGCAGATTGATAACTACACAGACAGGTACGGAAACAAAAGACAATCAGCGTATGTTTTCGTTGAGCAACAGGAATTTGCAGAAAGCAAAAATGCGAATCAGCAGAATAACAATGTGCAGGCTGGTCCGTCACCTTTTGGTAATATGCCTACCGATTCGGAGGGGTTCATGAACATTCCTGATGGAATAGACGAAGAATTACCATTTAATTAAAAGAAGGCGGTGACAAAGATTGAGTTATCAAAACTTTAGACAAATAAAGGCTATTGAGCAAAAGAATAAACAACGGTTGCTTGAGGTTAATTCGAGGTTAGATGATGAAAGTGGAATTTACTTTCTGACAAGAGAAGATGAACAAGGTTTCCGATACGCTTACATCGGACAAGCAGTACACATTTTGACTAGACTTGCGCAACACCTTGTCGGTTATCAGCATATTGATTTGTCGCTGAAAAAGCATGGTCTGTATTCAGAAGAGAATCCGTATGGGTGGAAAGTGAATTTTAGACACTATACAACAAATTTGCTTGATAAAATGGAGCAGTTATGGATTAAGCAGTATGCGGATAAAGGTTATCAGTTAAGAAATAAAACTTCTGGAAGTCAAGGCGAGGGAAAGGCACAGATTGCAGATTATCGACCGCAGAAAGGTTACAGAGACGGTTTAAAACAAGGAAGAATTAATCTAGCTAGGGAATTATCGTCTATCGCAGAAAAGCACCTTAAAATCGAAATTAGGGACGATAAGAAGAATAACAAGATTTCGCAGCGACAGTTTGAGAAGTTTAAGGAACTGTTGAGTGAAGAAAAAAGCGTTTGATTAAGAATACAGAACTTGAAGAACAAAGAATTGAGGTCTCGGTATGAGCGGTTGGATAAAAATACATAGAGACATTTTGTATCACGAAATATGGAGTGATAAGCCGTTTTCAAAAGGGCAAGCGTGGATTGACCTTATTCTTATGGCGAATCATTCAGACAATAAATGCATGGTCGGGAATAAGGTAGAAGAAATTAAGCGTGGTAGTTTTATCACGTCTGAACTGAAATTGATGGACAGATGGGGATGGGGCAGAAAAAAGGTTCAGTTGTTCTTGAAGTTTCTGGAAAGTGAATCCATGATTGTCCGAAGTGCGAACAACAAAAGAACAGCAATAACCATTGTGAATTATGATGTTTATCAATATCAGGGAACATCAAAAGAACAACAAAAGAACAACAAAGGAACATCAAAAGCACACAAACAAGAAAGAAAGAATGAAAAGAATGTAAGAAATTATAATAATTTCGAGCGTAGGAAGTACGACATGGATTCACTAGAAAGTAAGTTGATGGAGGTGAATATGAATGGCAAAATCAATAAAGCATAGTTTCAATGGAAGTCCAAGGAAACAGTCGATAGGATACAAGACTGGTAATATGGCAGCTTTTATGTATGCCGGTTCAAAACGAAAGAGAAAGAAAAGGGTGAAAGGAAAATGAAAAACGTGATTAGGAGTATCCGGAAAGGTTCTGCGCAGTGGAACGAGGAAGACCGGCTTAAGATAGCAACGTTGTTATTAAAGGCTGGATACTCTGTCAGAATTGGCAGACAGCAGATTCCTGATTCTGGCAATAAAAAGCAGATGGAGTATACAGTGGAATACTGGGAGGAAGAGTGAATGAGTTGGGCGAACAAAGCACATAAGCGGATAGAAAAACAGAAAGAAGATGAAAAGTTCAATCAAGATGTGAGAAATGCAATGGATTTATTTTTTCTCATAACGGCAGATTATCTTCACAGGCATGAGTGATATTCAAAAAAGAGACTTATTAGGTTCATCGATTTTGCAGTTCAACAACTGCATTACGCGGAAGAAGATAGTAACTACTTTCTCTTGATGAATGAAGCGTTATGTGACGAAACCGGGATAAATGTTTTAAAGGGATTTGTGAGAAAGAAAAAGAAATATAAGAAGTGACAACAGGAATTTTGATACTGGCAGCGTTTCTGATCGGAGCAATGGTCGGGTACTGCTGCGGAAAGGATGAATAATATGGAAAAGGAATTTACAAAAGCAGATTTGAAAGATGGTATGGTGATTGAAACAAGAGAAAGAGGAAGATACCTTGTGCTTGGAAATATAGCTACAAGAAATAATGGTTACAACAAGTTAAGCAGATATGGGGATGATTTAACAGAACATTCATTTCACAATAAAGCATATGACATTGTTAGAGTTTTTAAGGTAAGGAATGATTGCTCGAGCAATTTAGAAGGTCTACTTGAAGATTGCAATCTTGAAATTATCTGGGATCGCAAAGAAACCAAGCGCATGACTGCCGAAGCAATGCGACAGAAGTTGGAAGAACTGACAGGAGAGAAGATTGAGGTTGAACCAAGTAGAGAAGAGATGATTGGTGCGTGTTATGAGTTCTGCAATAAAAGAAAATGTTTGAGCACATGTGCTTTGAGAGATAGCGGAACTTGCACTTTTAGAAACTATTCCGATGAACAATTAAAAGAATGCTACGAGAAGGTGATGAAAGATGAACGAAAAGAAAGTTAGAGAAGCGATATATTGCATGAAGTCATTTGCAGACGATACAGTGTGTGAAGAGTGCGATAACTATGATAGATGTGATCATACAATGGTTGCCGATAATGCCAGAACTGCAATCGAAGCACTGGAAAAGCAGTTGCCGAAGAAGCCGATTGAATATGAGGATAAATATTACGCTTGTCCAATTTGTGGAAATGTACTTATGCATAAATATGAAAAATACCCAACGATTCTTGCAGATAGGAAGAACGGATTACCATGTTGTTTGTCTTGTTTGCAGGTGATAGATTGGCCGGAGAGTCAGACAAGATTTAGACAAGAAAGGAATGGATATAAAAATAAAATTAGAGACAAAAGGAATGGAATTAAATATAAAAAAGGTCATGCAGTAGCATTTGATTTTGATGGAGTGATACACAAATATTCTAAAGGTTGGCAAGATGGAAGTATTTATGACGAGTATAACCCTGGAGTCTTAGATTTGATATTGCTTTTGAATACAATGAAGGTACCCGTGTTTATTTTATCAACAAGAGAACCAAAACAGATTAAAGAATGGTGGGATAAGCAAGGGTTTAGTATGAAAGCAGAAATTATTAATTCTGACGAAACATTTTTCAAAGAACTTAGTTTTGTTGGCATAACGAGAACAAAGTTGCCGACACAGATTTATGTGGATGATAGGGCGTATCGATACACAGGACAAACAGTAAAAGAGTTCCTACTTGATTTTACGGAGGTGGAGTGATGAAAATTCCGAAGAAAGTTCAAAGACTTATTGACCGGCGCGAGAAACTTGCAAAGAATTTGATTGACGTATGTAATGAATTAGACACATGGCTTGAAAAGAATGGCGCAGATTTTAATGATTCTGATTTAGTGGACAGCACGGTGACAGGATGCAGGATTTATTGTGAGCCGGAAAATGCAAAAAGTGATGTTGAAGATTATATAAAAAATAGAATGTGAATTATACTTAGGAGATGAACTATATGGAAATATTAGAGAAGATTTTGGAAGAGGTAACGCAATATACAAAAGATGTATACGAATGCGATCTTGACGATATCGTTGAGTATCAAAGAAGAAACAAAGAGGATAAATGTACATATATTGTACAAGGAATTGAAGAAGCAACAGAGTTTATCCGTTCACACATGGATGAAACTATTTCTGAAATGGAAAAAGTTGAAAAAGAGAAAGTAACAAGCGCAGAGATAATAACCAGACAAATTGATGGAAAACCATATTATCATATTAAGTTTAAAAAAGTCGGTGAAGATGAATACACCATAGGGTATAGTTCTTTCAAATTGGATTATGTTGTTAAATGGCTTAATGATTACTTTGAGTTTTACGGAGAAGCAAAGGTATCTTGTGATGATAACGGTTGGATTCCGGTACAAGGGCGGTTACCGGAAGATAATCATAAAGGAATCTATGATATGCAACTGGTTACTCTTGAAGATGGAGAAGTATGTATGGGAGTGTATAATAATCGCGAAAAAGAATGGTGGACTAGAAAACAAGAGGGAGAAAGATGGTATACAAATAAGCATAATGTTATTGCATGGCAACCTCTTCCAGAACCATACAAGGAGGAAAAGAAATGCTGAGAAAGGCCAAAACAAACGAAGCACAGCGCCGGAAGCAGGCAGAGAGCATCCGGCAACGCGGAATTGAGCAGATGGCAGAGCATGATCCATCCGCGACGGCAAAGCGTCAGATGAATCACAAGCCATATCAGGCTGCGGTGCTGATCCGGGAGCAAGGAGAGCAGATGCGAAGAGAAACAGCAGAATCTTGGTTAAAACGAAAAAATGTATTAATTTAATAGAAAGGAACTTAAGGCTTATGAGATTAGGAAAGTATTTATCCTCATTGACTAAGCCGGAACTTGAAGAATTAAGAGATTTATTAAATTTATCCGATGATGAATATCCGATTTTTGAAGAATTATCTCACGGTAGAAGCAAAGTATATATTTCCGATCAATGTAAAATATGTGTTTCTACCGTGGATAATCGGATAAGAGCAATTCGGAAGAAATTAGAACGGTTACAGAATGGTGGTGTTACCGGTGGCTGAGTTATCAAAAGCTGAATTATTGAATTATGCGGTAGAAAATGGTATAGTTGATATCAACACCATAACCAAGCAAATTGAGATGAATGAAAGAAAAAAATATCTTGAAATGCACAAATATGAAATTTGGCAAGGGGAAAAAGACAACAAATGGTATACTTACTTGCCGGATGATAAGAAAGGGAGGCGTTTACTAAAGCGGATTTCGTTGGAGTCGCTGCAAGAGTGTATTATTTCCTATTATAAAGAAGAAAAATATAATCCAACGGTATATGATATTTTTAAGGAGTGGATTGACGGTAAATTAGATCGTGACGAAATACAAAAATCTACTTGGGATAGATATTACAGACAATACGATGAAAGCATGAGGGACTTTGGAAAAAGAAGAATAAAATCCATTGAGGAATGTGACATTGAAGATTTTATACTTTCTGCTATCCATGAGAACGAGTTGACTTCAAAAGGGTATAGTAATCTACGGACATTAATTTATGGCACGTTTAAGAGGGCAAAAAAGAGAAAGCTGGTCGGATTTAGCATAACAGAAGTGATTTCAGATATGGAAATATCGAAAAAGAGTTTTAGAAAAAATATAAAACAAGACGAAGAGTTGGTATTTTCAGAAATTGAAAAGGACAAAATCATCAATCATATCAAGGATTCAGATATGGATATTATTTCTCTTGGTATACTTTTGTATTTTAAAACCGGTATGAGACCAGGGGAACTAGTAGCGATAAAACAGTCGGACATCAATGAACGTGTTATACATATATGCAGAACTGAAATTTGCTACAAAAATGAAAATAAAAAGAACGTATATGAGGTTCGTGATTTTCCTAAAACAGAAGCAGGGATACGCGATATAATTCTTCCCACCTCATCAAAATGGATTATTAAAAAAATAAAAATGATAAATCCTTTTGGGGAATATCTATTTGAATTAAACGGGAAAAGAATAAGAACATATAGTTTTACATCAAGATTAAAGTCAATATGCAAAAAGCTAGATATTAGTCCGAAGTCTTTAAATAAAATAAGAAAAACTTATGCCACCACTTTAATAGACAGTGGAGTAGAAGAGTCTTTGATTATATCTCAAATGGGACATACAGATATTGATACAACAAAAAAATATTATTACAAAAACAGAAAAAATCTGGAACAAAAAGAAAAGGCAATAGATATGGTTTCTAATCTATAAAGTAATCAAAAAGTAATCAAAGGTAATCATAATAAAAACTGAAAAACCCTTATTTTTCAATGAATTTTGAGGTTTTGAAAGGGGTTCGATTCCCCTCGGAGTCATTTGGAAAGTCCGTATTTACGGACTTTTT